AGTGATGTTAAACGAGAAATAATTTATGTAAAAGATAATGGAGTTTGGGAGAAAGAAACCGAAGATAATAATAAAATGCGCAATGTGATTAAACATGTGTCATATAAAAACATTGGAAGAATACGAGATTGGAGGTCAATACATTCAGATTATAATGAAACATCGTCAATAACTTCTGACATATATCAACAAATAATAAGTGGGTCAAATGATGTAGGTCGTGTAAGCACGGATGATTCAGAAAATAAAATTATTAAAAAAGTAATTAAAAATGTATTTATTGATAAAACAATTGTGTAACTTATTGAGTAACTTATTGAGTAACTTTATTATTTAAAGTATTTAAATAATATTAATTATTATATAAATATATAACATTATTATATAGTAGTATAAATGGCATGAGTATTATATTAAATAATGTTATTGCAAATAAATATTTAATATTAGAACAAATTGGCAAAGGTTCATTTGGAACTATTTACAAGGGAAAAAATATTCGTAAAAATACTGTTGTTGCAATAAAAACTGAACCAATTAAAAATAATACAAATTTATTATTAAATGAATCGCGTATATATAATTATTTATCTCAAATTAATATTCCTGGAATACCAACAGTGAAATGGTTTGGCAAAGACAAACATTATTATTATATGGTAATTAAGTTACTTGGTAGTTCTCTTCAAGATTTAAAAAATAAATTAAATATTGTACCATTTAAACTTATTTTGCAAATAACAATGCAAATATTAAATATTTTAAAAGAAATACATAATTCAGGATTAGTACATCGTGATGTTAAACCTGAAAATTTTTTACTTGATTTAGATAATAAACAAATATATATAATTGATTTTGGATTTTGTATTGTATATAATAGTAATAATAATACTAATAATACCAATTTAATTGGTTCTTTAAATTATGCAAGTATTAATGCACATAATAATAAAAAATTATATCCAAAAGACGATTTGGAATCACTTGGATATATATTAATATATTTATATTCGGGAACATTGCCATGGATTAATTTGACAAATAATAATGAAATTAAATACCAAAAAGAGAATATTTGTTTTGATAATATTCCAATTGTATTGAGTGGATTTATAAAATATATTAAATCATTACAATATGACGATGAATATCCAAATTATGATATATTATTTAATATAATAAATGTAATATAGTATTTATTTGTTATCAGTTTCAGAATTATTATCATTATATATATATTTTATACCTCATTATATTGCAATTAATTTTTATATGTTATTTATTATAAAAATTACTTATTATTTAATTAATAAACCATTAATGTTAATAACATTAATAAATAAAAATGCATATAAAGATTACTAATTATAAATAAATAATGAGTGATTTAATATATACTGGATGTGTAAAATGGTTCAATACTAAAACTGGATTTGGATTTATTACTATTGTATCAAATACTCAATGCGGCAATGATATTTTTGTTCATCATAAAGCACTGTCATTATCAAATCAATATAAATATTTATTAAAAGGTGAATATGTTGAGTTTAAATTAAAAGAATTAGTTAATGAAAAACATTCGGTTCAAGCAGTTGATGTAACTGGAATTTGTGGAGGAAATTTATTATGCCAAACATTGCAAAATGAAAAAGATAATAATTTAAAATATAAAAAGTCTAAAAAATCCCAAAATGAATAAATAATATATAATAATAAATAAATTAAATGAATAAAATTAGTATTTAAAAACCTTTGTTAAATACTAATTATATTATATGTCAATAGTTAATACTGCCCCATTAAATTATGAAAATATATTAAATAATAAATGTTTAACACAAAATGATTTATTATTAAATAATTTAATCAATTTTTATAAAAATGATGAATATATTGAAAAATTGTTAAAAATAATTACTGGAGAATCAAAAATTTCTCTTAGAATATTAGATTGGTTTTCAACAAATTATGCAAAAAAAAATTATACATTGTATAATATTGAAAAACCAGATGGCTCAACAAAACGATTTAAAGTATATAATGATTATAAATTAAAATTAAAATCATATAGTACTAAACGATTTGATCCTTTTTGTAGATGGGAACGCACTGTAATTCCGTATAAAAATGATACATTTATTGAAACAACTATTGGACAACTTAATTTTTTCAAATGGGCAATTGAAAATAACATTATTGAATATGTTGAAGAACATTATGCTTTAATTGAAAATGATATGAATAAAAATAATAGCACTTCTAAAAATAAAAATAAACTTATAACAAATAGTGTAAAAACGCGAAAAAAGAGAGAAGAATTATCTATTTCTGCTGTAAAAAGTATTAAAAAAGAATCAATTGAAATTGTTGTTTCATTTAATTAAATAAATTAACATTAACACCTTTATTTTAACATTTTTATATTTTATATTATTTTTATTAATATAAAATTTATATATTAATATAACTTATTATCATAATAAATGGGAAATAAACAATCAATTAAAAAGCTAAATTATGAAGATATTCAGGTTGCAATTAGCAATTCAGAACAGTATGTTTTAATAAATACATTACCCCCAAATGAACAAGATTGTTTAATTTTTAATACAGTTAATATTAAAAATGAAGAGAAAATAATAAATATTCATTTAAATAACACACATAAAACATGTAATATTATTGTGTATGGAAAAAATTCGAATGATGAAAGTGTATATAATAAATATAATCAATTATTATTAATGGGGTTTAATAATGTATATGTGTATTTAGGTGGGTTGTTTGAATGGCTATTATTGCAAGATATTTATGGAACAATTAATTTTCCTTCAACAAATGAAGAATTAGATTTATTAAAATTTAAACCAGACAATAATTTTATTAATAAACCATTATTAAAATATTAAATATTGGGTATATAGGCATCGTTTGACCAATTATCATTTTTTTTTTTGAAATTTTGTGGCTGCAGTTTTTCAATAGTAATATTAACTAACTGTATCCAATTATTTAATATATATGGATATATATAAATATCATTATTTCCATTTAAGTTAAGTACATTTTTTTTATCATAATTATCAATCATACTTGTATGATACTTATCACACATAATTAAATAATCTAAACTAATATTTGATTCTCCGTTTCTTGAACGTTTAATTATTCTATCAAAACATACTTCAGAAGATGTATTAATATAAATAACATTTTCAATTGGATAATCATTTACAAATGTGTCAAACCATTTTAAATAAATGTCATAGTTAATTTTTTCAATTTTATTAGTATCATATAACATTTTTGCAAATACATATTTATCAGTATATAAGCTGCGTTCTGTAATAATAATAAGATTTGAATTTGTAGATTGTTCAACTGCGTTTTTTAATAATGCTAATCTTGAAATATATGCCATAATTTGAAATGAAAATGAATATTTCTCTTGATTATTATAAAATTTTTCTAAAATTGTGTTATTGTTTTCATCTTTTATTTGTTCCCATTCATTTACTGGTTCCATAAGAAATAAAATATTATTATTATTTTTATAATACTGAGTTAATTGTTCTAAAAATGTTGATTTTCCTGATCCAATATTTCCTTCAATTGCAATTATTTTAACCATTATTATTTGTTTATACTTTTATTGTTTGGTATTATTTAAATTAACAATACAAATAATTTCATTTTTTTTATAAAATAAATGAAATACTTTTTTCTTTTTTTAATGATAATCAATATAAACAACCATTAATAAAAAAATGAATTAATATTGTTTATTAATTACTGTTTAAAATAAAAAAAATTATAATAAATGTTAAAATTAAAATTATTTGTTAAGCACGATATTTTAATAAAATGGAATAATTTATCATTAAATCCAAATGCTATACATATATTAGAACAAAATCAAGATAAAATAGATTGGATGTGGTTATCAGCAAATCCAAATGCTATACACTTATTAGAACAAAATCAAGATAAAATAAATTGGAATATGTTATCAGAAAATTTAAATGCTATACACTTACTTGAACAAAATCCAAATAAAATAGATTGGACGTGGTTATCATCAAATGTTAATGCTATACACTTATTAGAACAAAATCAAGATAAAATAAATTGGCGAGAGTTATCAAGAAATCCAAATGCTATGCACTTATTAGAACAAAAACAAGATAAAATAAATTGGAGTTGGTTGTCAGGAAATCCAAATGCTATACACTTATTAGAACAAAATCCTGATAAAATAAATTG